TTACAGATAAACAGGAAGTTGACTTGAAGACACAGGTCTTAGTCACTGTTGACCGATGAAGTTCAGCGAGATTTGTCAGTTTACCGATAAACAATGGCAAGCAACCGAAGCAGCCGACAGATACCGTTACATGCTTTTTGGCGGTAGTCGTGGCCCTGGCAAGTCATACTGGTTGCGTTATTACCTGTTGCGCCGCTTGTTGATGTTCGCTGCTGACGGATTGATGAATGTAGATGTCATGTTGGCGTGTGAAGACTATCCCAGTTTGACCGGGCGGCAAATCACCAAAATCAAAAAAGAGTTTCCGCTGTGGTTGGGTGAAATTAAATCAACGCAGGATAAAGGGTTGGGGTTTCATCTACATACTCAATATGGCGGCGGATCTATTCTTCTACGCAATTTAGATGATCCTAGTCGGTATCAATCATTTGAGTTTGCGATTATCGGCATTGATGAATTGACCAAGAATCCGGTGAGTACGTTCAATATCCTGCGTGGCTCATTGCGCTGGCCTGGTATCAGCCGCACTCAGTTTGTGGCGGCAACCAATCCAGAGGCGAATTGGGTACGTGACTACTGGATAGAAAAACAATTTCCGCCTGAAATGGCGAGCGTTGCCGATGAGTTTGCTTATGTGCCAGCGCTACCAGGCGACAACCCGCATCTGGACGCTAGTTACTGGAATGAGCTAAACACACTATCGGGACCGCTGCGTGAGGCGTGGCTACATGGTGACTGGTATGCAGGCGTAGAGGGTTTAGTTTACGACAATTTTACATCTGACAACATCGTCAATACTGAACCGGATAGAGAGTGGCCATTCGAGATAGCCATTGATGACGGCTATATTGACCCACGAGCAACACTGTTTATCCAAAGGATAGAAGGTGGTGACATACTTGTGTTTGATGAGCTTTACGAAACCAAAACGCTCGAAGAGGATAGCATAGAGCATATCAAACAGAAGTGCGAACGTTGGGGAATGGCGCTGCCACGTCAGGCGGTGGCGTCGCACGAAGCGGTAGCATTGCGGCAGCGGGTGACGGCAGCGAGTATTTATTGTCGTAACTGGTTAGAGGAAAAAGCGGGCGGCAACAAGTCAACTCGATTGGCCGCTATCACGTTGACCCGTGGTCTCATCTGCGACGCCAACACTCATCGGGCAATCAAGATTCACCGGCGCTGTAAACACCTGTTGGATGAGATACGTTCTGGCTATAAGTATCCAGATGGCAAACACGGATTAGAGACGTTCCCAGAGGACGGACATGATCATGCGTGCAATGCGTTAGAGTCATGGATCTGGGTAACGTTCGGCAAAACACAGACGAGCAACGTGCCGATTGTGCAAGCGAAAGCAAGAGGATGGTAACAGATGGATGAGCAACAAGCAATCAACATGGCGAAACAAGCTTTGGCTGATATTCCAGACGATGAACAATACAGTCAGGATGAACAGTTGTGGAATGAGTTACTATCCACCTATCGCAAATTGAAGGCGTCCAGGCCGGAAGAGCGCAGCGAACGATCAAGGTGTTTCGCCGTTTGCTTGACTGAATATGAGAAGGTACTCGGCTATTTCCACACGATGATTTTGAGCGATTTCGAGGGTTAATCTTATGGCATGGTATAGCGGCATTGTGAACTTTTTCCGGCAACCGGCGCCGATTCGGGGCATTTCGCCGGTGATGGTGCGCGCTATGCCAAAAGGCCGCACGTCCACAGACATGGGTATTGATAGCTTTGCGGCGTCAACATGGTTACATGTGCCGCCGGCCAACTACGATCAAAACTGGCAACTGCTCAACCTGTCAAGTAAAGATTTTGCGCTCGTATCACCGGCCCAACTGCTTGAGATGTTGGCCGACTTATCGCCAGAAGTCAGTCGCGCTCTGTGGGATTTTCTGCGCATGTGCAATCCAGGCTACACCTATAAAGTCAAGCGCCTTGGCAGTGACACTGAAGACAAGCGCGGTAAGGCGGCCACAGACGCTTTTCTCAATGCACTGAATGACAAGTATGGCACGTTTGATGTAGTGGTTGGCCGCCTATTCACCGGCGCTTTTATGCGTGGCGCCTTGTGCTCCGAGTTGGTGCTTGACCAACGGGGGCGGATGCCGTTGGACCTGGCTACACCAGACCCTGTGTCAATTCGTTTTCGCAAGCGCACAGACCCATTATTCGGTGATCAGTGGCAGCCGGGGCAGTGGCAAGACTATGATTTTGTTCCGCTGGATATTCCCACTTTTCGCTATGTGCCGATTGACCCAATGATAGCATCACCGTATGGTAGGCCGTTGGCAGCGCCGGCTCTATTTACGTCGCTGTTTCTGCTTGGTATCCTCCATGACCTGCGGCGTGTCATTCAACAGCAAGGCTATCCGCGTATTGACGTGAGTATCGACGTTGCGCAATTGTTAGAGGCGGCGCCACATTTGGCCGCCAACACAGAGCAGTTTAACAACTTTGTCAATGATTTAGTAACACAGGTGGAATCCGCTTATAGCCAACTGCAACCAGACGATGCCTATATTCATACATCGAATGTATCGGTTAATCGACCTGTCGGCACTGTGGATGCCAACAGTTTAGGCGGCATTGATGCCATCATCACGGCACTGGAACGCATGGCGGTGCGCTCGTTGAAAACAATGCCGCTGATGATGGGCATAACCGATACGGTAGGAGACACACAGAGTAATCGACAATGGGAAATCTTTGCAGCCGGTATTAAGTCAATTCAACATTACGCTGAGACGATGCTAGGTCGCTTGTTTACACTGGCGCTAGAGGCGCAGGGTATTCAGGCAACGGTGACATTCCAGTTTGCTGAACTACGGGCCGCCGAGATGTTGCGGGATGCGCAAACCGAAACAATGCGCATTGCTAACGAAAAGGCGAAACGCGATGAGGGTTGGCAAACACAAGATGAGGCAAGCATTGCGATTACAGGCTCACCGGCTGTGGCCGATGCGCCTGTTCAACAGTCGGTAGAGCCGCAGCTTATTCAGGACAACAACGACGGCCAACAGTTGAATGCTGTCACGTTGTCAGAGTTACGTGCAGGTCGTCTGATGGTGACAGAGGCGTTGGATGCTATACAGATGAATGGTTATCATGCACCGAATTGATCGTCGTCTTCATGCTGGCCTAACCCAAATGCAGCGTGCCTATGATGCTGTGCTATCGGTGCGTGGCACGGCCATTGACCGCTACAACGCCAAAAAAACGGCACTAGATGAGGAGTGGCAAGCGGAGTTAGGGCCAGTTATCAATGATCTATACTGGCATCCATTTCGCAATGGTATTGACGAAGCGCCAGAGGATGAACGGGAATTGCGCCGATGGTTGAAACGCAAGTATGAGGATGATGCGACAGTAGCGGCGTTGCTTCTACTCTTGTTGCGCTTCCATCGACGGGCGGCAAACTTAGGCGGACAAACAGCGCTTGACCTGTTGGAGATTGACGGGACATTCAATCTGACCAACGACGAATATCTACAAATGCTAACCGACCGTGCCAACATGTTAGTCGAGCAAGGCAGTGAACAGAGCCTGATTGATACAACCATTGATGACCTGACACAAGCGCTACCGACAGCGCGCCAAAACGAGATAGGCGTACTGTTGGCACTCAGTCTCTACATAGCCGCCAGGTCAGAGCAGCGTACCGTGATGATTGAGCGCTACGAACGACCTTGGGCTGTAGCGACTGCGCAAAATTGGGCCTACACTCACAATGGCGTTGGCTATATCATGTATGATGTTAACGGTGTTGGATGCGTTAAAGTTTGCGCTCCTTGGCACGGCTCGGTGTTTCCGCTGAACGGCGCGCCGGTACGAATTCCCCAACATTCAGGTTGTGATTGCATTTGGTCGCCTGTGCGTTACAACGGCGAGATAGTTGGTATACCGCCAGTTGTTGTATCTGTACCAGGGTTGACGGCATGGGCAGCACCGGCGCATCCGTGGTTAGGGGGAATACCATGAACAAACTGACTATCCGTTGTCCCAAATGCCGCAGCGACCTATGTAGCTTGATTCGGGAAATAGCCAAGATTTACCAGTGCGAAAAATGTAAGTGCGTGTTTCGAGTGGATGATAAGGTTGACAAGCGACTGACGCACACGACCGACAACCGGGAGGGGAAACCGTTGTGACTATTGCTGTGCAAACCGCAAAGAAGCGAGAGTTGGAAATAACATTGCTGGGGTTGTTCAAAAAGTTTACTGAAGAGACAGGGTTACAGGTTGATTCCGTGTTCATTGATGTTGTCGAAACCACTGCGTTTGAGGATGAAATAAATGGTAAGCGGTCGTTTGTCTATTGTATGCCGGAAGTGACAGCGAAACTATAGAGATGTAGAAAACCAACATGTTTTATAGCCTTAGTGAGTTAATCGACGTAATGATAGACGATTACGAGTTCTACACACAACGCGCCGCTGAAAGCATTCACGCCTCGCCATCTATAATCAACTACATACTTGCCAATACCCTCAATGATTCCATAACTGTAGACAAGGATGGCGTTTACCGGATAGCCGGATTGCGGATGATTGCAGATCCGAATATAAATCGTGGAAAAATTGAAATTCGGTAGGATGATGGAAGGTGGACATGTCAGTATTAACCAACCGAGAACGCCAAATTGCATTGCTGCTGGCACAAGGCAAGAGCCAGATCCGAATTGCGCGTGAGTTGGTTGTGAGTCGCTACACGGTATACAACCACGTCAAGAGCATACGCAATAAAACTGGTGCAACGTCGGCTTTCGAGGTTGCGGTAAGGGTTGCGCAAACTCGCTAAAAAAATAGCCACATTTAGGAATAGAATAGCTGTTCTGAACTCGCTACACTGGTTGTAGCGAGTTTTTGATTGGAAGAGCTTAAGCATGTACGTGAATGTTTTTATGGCATTTAGCGCAAAAAGGTTGCGAAATTCCATTTTTTAGATTGGCTGTAAACAATGACTGAATTGTACTCATATCCGGCGCGAGTGTTGCGGGTTGACGCCAGAGCACGGCAGGACGAATTGCTAGGGCTAGCCAAAGCGAACAGCGCTTACGATCCTGCCATTTTCGAGGAACGCACGCCGTTTTTCTGGACGGCGGAAATCAGCAATGATGGCGTGGATGCATACTATACACATATGCTACCTAGCACGTTGCAAAACTTCGCTGCGGGGGCGCGGGCTGGCGTGTCATTCCTCAACAGTCACCGCCACATGGAATTGCCGTTTGGCCGCAGCCTTGACGGGCGTCTCGTAGAAGACAGTAGCCGGCAACGGGTCATGGCAGACTTCTTCACGTTGCCTGGTTTGAACCTGAACGGCATTACCACAGATGACTTTATTGCAGGCGTGCGCTCCGGTATCGTCTCGGATGTGTCTGTAGGTTTTCACGGGGGCACCCATTTTTGCGACATCTGCCAACAAAATTACATGAGTTGGGATTGCCCACATGTGGCGGGGTTGCGATTTGAAATTAAAGACAAGGGGCTAGTGCTCTGCACTGTGTCCATTGACAACGCCATTTTGTCTGAGGTGTCAGGCGTCTACGATGGCGCTACCCCAGATGCCACGATTCAAAAAGCGCAACGGATGGCTGAAGCAGGCGAACTAAAACCCGATGCGGTACGAGTGCTGGAAGCGCGCTACCGTACTCGATTCGATGTAAAGCGTAGTTTTCCGGTAGCCAAACCGGAGAAGGACAAAGCAATGGATTTTGAACAGATTGTCAATCAAATTCGTGAGGTGCTAGCGCTTCCGGCTGATGGCGATGTGGTGGCCGGTGTGTTAGCGGTTTCGACGGCACCGGAAAAGCTGCGCACTGTCGAGACGCAGTTAATCGAGGCACGCGCCAAGGTTGCCGAGTTGGAGCCGTTGGCCGCTGACGGACGGGCCTATCGCAATGATCTCATCAGCGAGGCGTTAGCTGAAGGTGTGCGGGCCTATGGTGACAAGTTCAACCGGGCCACATACGAAGTGGCGCTGAAGGGTGCATCGATTGACCTGATTCGCCAGATGAAAGCAGATTGGGCAGAAGTCGGCAATAGTCGTTTTGCCGGTGGGCGTCAGACGGTTGATAGCAGTCAAGCGCCTGGGAAAGCCAAACGCCAATCATCTGTGCCACAATCGGCTTACGCTGTCTAAGGAGGAACAATGCGCAAAGTATTACTTTCGGCTTCTATTGCCGCCGCCTTACTGACTGTACTCCTGTGGCCGCCTGTGTTGGCTCAGGTATCGAATTTCACCAGCATTGTCTTGAGTGGCGATTTGACGGTTAGTGATGATGCTACCATTGCCGATGATGTAACTGTTGGCGGCGATGTGGTAACTACTCCCGGCACGGCGATTGTTGTCACCAGTGGTAGTACAATCACACCGCTTGGTTCCTATGTGCCTATCACCGGCGCAACCGGCGTGGGTACGTCCAGCATTTCTGGTCCCACAGCAGGGCGACTCATCTATATTGTCAATATGGCAAATGCTACCATCACATTCACCGATACCAGCACGCTCAAACTGAGTAGCAACTTTGCAATGGGGCAATACGACAGTATCACGCTCCGAGGCGATGGAACCAACTGGATTGAAGCGGGACGCAGCAACAACTAGTGGACAAGCAGGAATCCTTACTCAAGGCGTTTCGAGAGATTGCAATTCTGGTCATCAGTGCAATTGAGGATTATCTCAGTACACCGTATGACAAGTCAGCGCTGGCGAAACGTCGGGAAAAAGTGAAATAGACAAAGCGAAAATTAAATATGCTTTGCAACAGCGAGGCGCATCTAGGCAAGGCCGTGACAACGGTTTCGCCGGATGCGCTTCTTTTTGTTTTCAGGAGCAAACACAAATGGCAGATCCACGCAATACAGTAGCCTTTGACGGCATTGGCTACAGCGCACAAACATTTTTAATTGATGACAGCACCATCACCTACAGCGCTACCGCTACCAACGGCAGCAGCAAAGTGGGCTTGGCAGTGGCGCTTTCCACGCATAAGACTGTGGAAACTGCTGGCGATGGCGAAGAAGTGATCGGCAAGCTCATCAGCGTTGAGCCTGACGGTAAATGTGTTGTTCAGACCGGCGGCTACATGACGCTTCCAGGTGGCAATGGTGCATCACTCACCCCCGGCAAGGCCATCGTTGGCGCCTTGAACGCTTCGAGCGCAGAGGGTTACATTCGTGAAGTTGCCACCGGGACTGCCGCCGAACTGGGCCGGTGCAACGGCATGATTATCGACGCAGGCACAACCACCGCCGTTGTGGTGAAGCTGTAAAGGAGACTAAAGAAAATGGACAATCTGCAAATCACCACAATGGGAACAGCGGAACTGTGGGAACAGTTTGAGCGCAAGCCACTGGACATCTATCATGGCGTCGCAACTCGGATGAAGGATGCCGGCATTGATGATCCGCCCACCTTGAGCCGTGCGCTTGAAGAAGTTAGCCCTACGCAAAAGGGCGACGAACTGGATGCCTTTGGCCGCTTGATGTTAGAGGCTGGCATTCGTTCCAAAAGTGATCCGGTTAGCGGGTACTGGGCGTCAAACGCTGGTGAGTTTTACCGTAACGCTGGCACGAAAGCGCTTCTTGGCGAATTTATGGCGCGCAACTGGCGCAAAGTGTCGCATGGCATGAGTGAACAGCGCGCTATCTTCCTGGGGAATGATGGCATTGCTGGCAGCTTTGAACGCCCCTACAGTGATGCAATGGGCGTTCGTCCGACACAGCGCATTGCACCGGCCATTCCGCTATCTGAACTCGTGTCAATGACTACGGGCATTGATGGCGATACCTATCGCAGCTACTACCTGACCTATGACGCTGCCGCCTTGCGTCGCTATCGGGTTGGTGAGACTGCCGACATTCCGATTGCAAAACTGACTGGCAGTGATAAGACCATTCGGCTGAAAAAGTACGGTCGTGGGTTGCAAGCGTCGTATGAAGACCTGCGCCGAATGCGGGTGGACAAACTTGCCTTCTACATTCAGTGGATGGCGCTCCAAACAGAGATTGACAAAGTTGCTGCTGCACTTGATGTGCTCGTGAATGGCGATGGTAATTTTACGCCACAATCGCACAACCTGACCACGTTGGACAGCACGGCCACGGCTGGCACATTGTCGTTAAAAGGCTGGTTGTCCTACAAGATGCAATTTGCCAATCCGTACGCGATTAGCACGGCATTGATGCAAACAGCGGTCGCCTTGCAACTGGCTCTGTTGAATACCGGCAGCGCTAACGTTCCATTGTTGGCCATCCCCGCCGGGCAAGGCGGGTTAGGCACCGGCTTAACGCCGATCAACACGACCAATGACAATGTGCGCTATGGATGGACCAGCGATGCGCCAAGCCTGAAGATTGTTGGCTTTGATAACCGTTTTGCGCTGGAACGTGTTACCGAGATCGGTAGCGAAATTAGCGAGATGGAACGCTATATCACCAACCAGACGCAAATCATGACTATGACTGAGGTCGAAGGTTACGCTTATGTGGATCAATACGCAGTGCGTATCCTTGATGTAAATGCGTAGGAGGCTGATCCATGGTTGAGTTGATTACTGTGATGGCAGCAAGCGTCAATGGCAAAGTAGCGCTCTGGGAAGTAAATCCAGAGCACCCAGATGGCGAGGTTTACATTTCCGGTGACGGGCGTTCGGTGCAAGTGGCGCCAACGGCGGCTGTACAAGGCAAGTTGCGCAGTGGCGAATTAATCAAGGTGGTAACTGAGCAACCAAAACCAGATCCTGAGCCGATAGATGGCTACAGCACTTTGTCAGCGGCTAAGATTATTGAGTTAGCGCCTACGTTGACGGATGAACAGAAAGTCGCTGTATTGACCTACGAGGCTGCGCATAAAAACCGTTCAACCGTTCTAGAGGCGTTGCAATAATGGCTGTCACGCTGAAATCGTTTGATCTGCGTCAACCAGATGGTGAGTTAGCTGATTCGCTGTTTCCCAACGGCGATTTAGACGAACTACTTGCCGCTTGGTTGGCGCAAGCCATTGCAAAAGTCGAAGCGAACACAACCATAGCAACGGCTAACCATAATCTTGCCGCCGCCGCATGGGTCTATTATCGCGCTTATGGCTATGTGGGACAGCGCTTTGCTAGCGCTCCGGTTCGTGTATCGGCTTCGCTCGATGGCACGGTGGCAAAAGAGATGGCAGAGGATCAGCGGTCATTTTGGACGGCGCTGATTGCAGAGAAGCTAGCCGAATATGAAAGCTATGAAACTGAAGGCGATTCAAAAACGGCTGTCGTTCCGGCCTTCTTCGGGCGAGTACGTGCTAGTACGACAACTAACGCATTGGTGTACTGATGGCTGTTTTTTGGAATGACTTAGATGATTTTTTAGTCAACCTGTTCCAAACGGAGATGGGTGTCAATGGTAATTACACCACACTCAAAGCCGTTACGGTAAACAAAAGGATTTATGCAAACCAGATGGAATGGCCTTACTGGAACCTACCGGCCATTTCCGTCGCTTGTCACACTATCCGCTATGGCACTGGCGAACATGGTGTTGGCGCTGGCAAGCGATACGCGCGCACCTATCAATGTATTGCTGTGGGACTAGTATCAGGTCTGTCTGGAACAACTGGCGAAAACATCAAGGATTTTTATGAACGCATGGAACTCGTGATCCGTATACAGCCAGTAACAGTTAGCGTGAATGGCGTCATTACCAGAGGCACAACTACCATCACGCAGGGCTATGTTACTGAACAGATGTACACAGATGACAGCACAGGTAGCGAGAAACGTATCGGCATTGCGAATATCCGGTTTGAGGTAGAGGCCAAGGGCTAGTCATTCGCAATAAAATAGTCTCTTTTCAAAGGGGCAATCTTGAACCGCAACTGTACCAACAGAAGCGGCAAGATTGCCCCTTTTTTATTTGGAGGTATATAAATGGCAGTTAATTCACTCGTTGCCGCATTTAGTTTAGGCCAACAGGCGGCCAAAGGCACGGCGGCGGACGATTACATTACCACGCTGGCCACGGTCAGCGGGCTACAACCACGGTTTGACATCACCGAGAGTCGGCAAGAGCATCCAGGCGGTTTGGGCACTCGCGCCACGTCAAAACGTGCCGCCTCTACTCGTACCGGCTATCTGGTAGATGCGGCTGCGACATTCGTCCTGCGGCCTCGCTTTATCGGTCAGGCGCTGTTGGCAGCAGGCTTTACCGTAACGACCACTAACAACACCACCTACTATACGCATGTGTTCAAGCTGGCGACGCGTGCCACGTTCCCCTGGATGAGCGCTCTTTGGCTTCTGCCCGATGACGATGTGGCATCATTTGAACTGATCAGCACCAACATGCGCGCCACGCAGTTGAACATCAACGCCACGCCGGAAGAAGTCGCCTGCGACATGACGCTCACCGGCATGACCGAAGGCGATGCTGCCGGGACAGAAACAAAGGCTTCTGAAATCGGCATTGAAATTCTACCGACAGTCGGCACGATGACGGTAGCTGGTGTGAGCATTGCGGTTGCCAAAGGCTTGAACATGGCCATCGCTAATACGCTCAAGGAAGATCAACGCTATCTGTTTCAGGCGGCTCGTACTGACTTGCCGCAGGAATCTATCGGTGTGAGTGGCACATTGACCGGCTCTCCGCTCGACCGGGACATCTATCGTGAAATCTTCCGTGGCGGCACCTCTGGCACAGCGCCATCATTGACGCCATTGACCGGCAACCTTGTATATGAGTTCCGCAGCGCTGCCAACATCAGCGGCGCCGCCGTTCCGTATTCGCTCAACATTGACATCAACTCCTGTGAATACACCATCGCTGACAACTCACTGCGCGCCAACCTTGCCGATGAAATCGAGCCTGAAATCAGCTGGGAAATGATTGATGACGTGACTGATCCCATCGTCATCACGCTGAAAAATGACGTTGCTAGCTACGCAGGTACATAAGTATGAAATTGACCGTCGAACGAACAATTGAATATCAGCCGGCGGAGGGGTCAGCGTTGAAGATTACGCTGACCTCCTGCAATGTCCTGACCACGGGGCGCTATGAGCATACCTACATGCCAGCGGCGCGTGACTGGTATATTGCAGCCACGGAGCGCAAGCCGGAAGAGGTCGTCAAACAGGTCAGGGACAACCCGACCGAGGTTAATGCCGAAACCCGTTGGCTATTCTGGTTAGCGGACAAATGTTACGGCTGGGCGCTCACCATTGCCAGCGTGCAAAGCATTGCCGAGTGCGTCAATGGCAAGTGGAAAAAAATTGCCATTCCCGAAGGATGGTTTAATCCCGGCTCCTACATGGAAGCCTTGCCGGATGATCTAAGCGATGAACTGATGTTACAGGCGCGGGTTTGCAATCCGCATATGTTTCAGCCGACCGATGCGGAAAAAAAAATCGGAGTTCTCAAGGTCAGCTAGTCGATTCGCTGATTGCCTCTATTTTGGACGGCGAGTCGGTAGAGGATGATAAGCGCCCTAAGACACCGGAAAAGTTGTTGGCTGAAAAAGAGGCACGCAAGGCGGGCCGGGAGCAGGGCTTGAATGATCCGGCAAGCTTGGACATCTTCTCTACGTGGTATGCGTTTGGCGGTATGCAGCATGGCCTGTCGCCTGTGGAAGTGGCTGAAATGCCAACATGGTTGCGTGACGATTTCCGATTCCTGATTAGCGAGTTGGGTCATGAGCGCCAGCAGCGGGACAGCAAAAAGAAGGCAGAGACGCCACCTACACCCAAACGGAGGATTAGCCGCCGATGACCATTATTCTACAGGCTGACCGCAACCCCTTCGACACTCTCATCGAATTTGTCAACCGAGTTGAAAACCCTGGCAGTGGCGAACGTGCAAAAGTTGCCACTGCCATCACGCGCGGCTTTGCTGAGAATTTTAGTAATGAGCAGTCAGGTGATGGGCGAAAGTGGGAGCCGTTAGCCGCTTTCACGGTCAACGAACGGCGTGAATTAGGTTTTGCCGGGGAGCATCCGATCTTGGTGCGTAGCGGTCGGTATCGAGCCTCGTGGATACAGGCGAACGCGCCCGGTCATGTGGAAGTATTCGAGAAAACCGGTACAGGCTGGCTGATGGATGTGGGCAGCGAAGATGAGCGGGTGGAAGAGTTGAGCGAGGGTAGGCCGGGGCCATTGTTCCCGATGCCGCCACGTCCAGTATTGCCATTGTCGGCTAAGGCTGAAGCGGGTTTGGGCGATGTGTTGGACTTTGTGGTTGATGAGATTGCGAAGCGGGTATAGAGCGCCGTTTGGCTGCTTGGTCTTCGATGATTTGCTGAAAGGCGATTTGTTTGCTGAGTAGATCAATGATGGCCTGTTGGTTGGCGAGATGTTTGTCAATGCCCCAGTACCACCAGACGAGGCGACGCAAGACGAGGAACAGCAGGGCGAAAATACCGAGCATGATCAGAAGATACGCTAACTCATTAGTATTCATGGAATAACCTTTCTATGCCAGATAGAAGTTACACATACAGAGTTATTGTCGATACATCCTCCGCACGGACACAGGCGGCGGCGATTAAGCGCGTGTTTGAGCGGGAACTATCCACTATTCAAGCACAGAACGTGCAACTGGTCAATCCCGCTGCGCTGCGCAATGTACAGACGGCCATTCAGCAACAGACACAAGCCCAACAGCAGGCGGCGCAACAAATTGCCCAGACGCAGCAGCAGGTAACGGCGGCCACGGCTACACAGTCACAGCAGCGGCTTGCGGCCTCGCAGAATGAGGCCGCGGCGCGGGTACGCAATGCGCAGAGCGCTGCTGACCAGATGATTGCGCAAGAGCGGCGCATTACCCAACAGACGCTAGATGAGCAGCGTAACCGGCAACAGAGCGGCGGTCTAGGCGGCGCTGCATTGGGCGCGCTCAAGGGAGCGGCAGCCGGATTCCTCACCGTACAAGGCTTGCGCATGGTTGCCAACTATGCGACGGAATCGGCCAAATTAGACACACAGATCCGGCGTACAGAACGAGCCTTCGTGCTAATGGCAGGCTCAGTAGGACAAGCCGAGGCGCGCCTGATTGCTATTCAGAAAGCCGCCAACGGCGCTGTTGACCGCATGACGGCTATGCAAATCGCCAACCAAGCGGCAGCGCTGAAACTAGCGAAAACATCAGAAGAGTTCGGCAATCTAGCACGGGCAGCTAAACTTGTCACGTTCGTTTCACCGACCATTAAGGACATCAACGATGCGTTAACGCAACTGAGTCTATTTAGCAGCAATGAAGCATCATTCATGCGTGCTGACCAGTTGGGGCTATCGGTGCGTGAAGTCAAAGACCGCATGGCCGAACTACGGGCGGAAAATGCCAACCTGGACGGGTCAACCGCTAAACTGTTGGCGTCCATTGACATTCTCAACCAGAAGTATGGGCCACTACTGGACAGCACAGAAGCGCAGGCGAGCGGTGTAGAAAAGCTGTCGGTAGCGTGGTCAGAGTTTATCAATCAGAAAAGCGGGATCAGTTCCACCTTTGACGCCATTATTGGTGGCGCAGCAGCGGCTATTGATGAGTTGGCAGTATTAACCAACTTCGGCAGCAGCCGTGCTATTCTGTCGCTCACTGAGTCTAACGCAGCAGCGGCAAAGGCAACGGCAGAGTTTGCAAAGAATATCCCGTTTGCCGGGGATGGGGCAAGGCGTAATGCAGCAGCGTTCCAGTTTGCCGCTGA